TGGGTACGCCGCGTCGCATATCTCGGTGTCTCTGAATCTTTGAGCATGGTGTCCACGATGGTTTACGTGCACACGATCTTGCGAGATGTCGCGGGACTGTTCAAGGTGGTACGGCTGGTCGCTTACTGAGAACTACACCGACCGGGCAGTCATACCAACTCAGGGCGACCGCCCCACCGTGGGCTTTGGCAGCACCATTCACGAGGACGGCACACCCGTGAAGATGGGCGATACCACTACGCCCGTGCGTGCGCTGATCAAGGCCCACGCTCACATTACTAAAGACGAAGCCGCATTCCGTGCCAGCCTGCCTGGCGTACTGCTACACCAGGGCGAATACGACCTGTACCTCGATTGGGTATACCAGTACGGCATGGGCGCCTGGCGCACCTCCACGATGCGCCGTGAGTTGCTCGCAGGCAACTACAAACCCGCGTGCGATGGGTTGCTCGACTACCGCAAGCTCACCAGCCCCCGCCAGGAAGGTCCGGGCTGGGTAATCAGCAAGCGCGATGCCCAGGGCAAGCCCACCCGCTGGGAGTTCGACTGCAGCACGCCCGGCAACAGGGTGTGCCGAGGCGTGTGGACCCGCCAGCTTGAGCGCAACAAGAAGTGCATGGAGCTGCAGCAATGAAGACCCTCAAGCGCATCTTGATGGGCGCTGCTGGCGTGGCGCTGATCGCCTTCCTCGTCTTCTGCCTGGCCGCCATGTGGATGGTCGGCCAGCTACCCCATTGACGCCATGACAGCACGCGCCCTCATCGCCCTCACATCCGCCCTGGCCCTTGTCGGCGGCGGCTACTGGTGGGGCAGCAACGCCACCGACAACGCCTGGGAGGCCAAGCACGCCAAGGAGCTGCAAGCCGAGCGCGCGGCAACCGCCAAGGAAAACGCACGCGCCGACCAGGCCGCCGCCAACTACCTCACCGAGCACCTCGATCAGGAAGACCGCTATGCCGCTCTCAATGCAACTTATCAAGACCTTCGCCGCCGCGTACCTCTTGTGGTGCCTGGCCCTGTGGTTGTTGTCACCCGCAGCGACACGGCTGGGCCTCAAACGCAGGGTGCGCAGGAGCGCCCTGCGGCTACACCTCCTGTCGATGGCGGCCCTGTGCTCACTCTTGCTGCTGTCCGCATGTGGAACGGCGCCCTCACCGGCACCGACCAAGCGGCAGGTGCCTGCAGCCCTGCTGGTGCCACCGAAGGCGCCCACGCTGCTTGTGCCAAAGGCTCCGGGCTCAGCCTTGACGACGCCTGGGCCAACCACGCAGCCAACGCCAAAGCCTGTGCGGCAGACCGCCAGCGCTACCAACACCTGATCGATTTCTTAAACGGAAAGTGAACCCTCCATGCCAATGGAAAAAGACGAACTGATGCTGCTGGGAAAGATGGACGGCAAGCTCGACAGCATTACCGCCCACCTGGGCCGCCAGGACCAGCGCATCGACGCACTCGACCAGCGCATGGAAGAACGTCACAACGCCATCGACAAGCGCCTGCGCGTGGTGGAGCAGAAGGCCGCTGTAGCCGGTGCGATCAGCGGCTCGGCCGTGTCCATTGGTATCGCGCTCGCCATCGAAGGCATCAAGCAATGGCTGGGCCGTGGGGGCACTGGACAGTAATGGCCCACGCAACCGAGAAGCGCACACAGCTTCGGGGCCTGTATGTCTATCAGCGCCTGCCGATGGAGACCGCCTGCAAGAAGGTGGGCATTCCCCGCAGCACCGCCAACCGCTGGAAGCAAGAGGCCGCAGACAAAGGCGACGACTGGGACAGCGTGCGCGCTGCCATGGCGCTGGGCGATGACAACTTCGCCAGCCTGAGCAAGAAGCTGCTGGAAGACTACCTGGTCCAGCACCAGGCCACCATGGACCTGCTGCGCGAAGCCAAGGACATGGGGCCCCTGCAGCGCGCTGAAACGCTCGCCAGCATGAGCGACAGCTTCAACAAGACCATGGCGAGCTTCAAGCGCCTGTCGCCAGAACTGAACAAGCAGGCCATCCAGCTCGACGTGCTGCAGCGCCTGGTGTCGTTTGCCCAGGCCAAGTTTCCACAGCACCTCACGGCCATGGTGGAGCTGCTGGAGCCGTTTGGTGAAGAGCTGGCGAAGGTGAAGTGACCATGCAGTGCACGACCTGCGGCGAGAAAAAAGAAACCCGCCCTTACGGTGAGGACGGTGTAGCCATTTGCTTCCAATGCGCCATGGGTAGCGATGAGGCACGGCAGGAGACCGAGCGTCAATTCTCGGCCCAGCTCAATGCCTGCGGGCAGGTGGCGGTGCTGGGTGATGAGGCGGGGCCGCATCCCTTGAAGGGCACGAGCCCAGAGCACTGATATGGCAAAGATCAACAAGGAATTCCTCGACGGCCTTGCGGCCCTGGCCGATGGCCTGCGCCGCCAGATCGACGCCAATCTCGACGGCTGGGACGTAACACCCGAGGCCATTGCCGAGCGGCGCCGCAAGGTGTTTGATCCGGTGAGCGGCTTTGAGTATTGGGACCGGAACTACTTCCCCCACTACGGCAAGGCCGAGCCTAGTGCGCTGCACCTGTACCTGTACAAGCGGCTGCCAGAGGTCATCAACTCGCCCACAGGCCAGCGCGATGCCCTTGCAGCGCCCCGTGGCGAGGCCAAGTCCACCAAGATCAGCATGAGCTTCGTCGCTTGGTGCGTGGTCACCGAGCAGCTCTGGTATCCGATCATCGTGATGGACGCCTTCGAGCAGGCTGCTGAAATGCTGGAGGCGATCAAGGCCGAACTGGAGGCCAACCCGCGCATCGGTGGCGACTTCCCTGAGGTGTATGGCCAGGGCAAGGTGTGGCGGGCGGGCGTGATCGTGACACGCAACGGCCGCAAAATCGAAGCGTTCGGCTCGGCCAAGAAGATTCGGGGTCGGCGCCACGGAGCGCACCGCCCCGACCTGGCGATCATGGACGACATCGAGAACGATGAGAACGTCGCCACCCCGGCCCAGCGCGACAAGCTGCAGAAGTTCGTGACTGCATCGGTGCTGAACTTGGGGCCACCTGACGACTCGATGCACGCCATCCTCGTGGGCACGGTGCTGCACTACGACTCGGTGCTCGCACGCTTCCTCAAGAACCCGCTGTGGAACCGCAAGGTCTTTAAAGCCATCATCCAATGGCCTGACCGCATGGACCTGTGGGAGCAGTTCGAAGGGCTGTTGCTGGGCGCCGAGACGCCCCAGGAGGGCGAGGCCGCCGCCATGGCGATGTACCGCGAGCAGCAGGCCGAGATGGAAAAAGGCGCGGTGGTGAGCTGGCCCGCGCTGCGCCCAATCCACAAGCTGATGATTCGCCGCGCCCGTGAAGGCCACGGCGCCTTCGACAGCGAGCAGCAGAACGACCCGGTAGCGGGCGAGGATGCGCCGTTTGCCCACAGCATCCAGTTCTGGGTGAACCGCCTGGCCGAGTGGATGTTCTATGGCGCGGCCGATCCATCTTTGGGCAGGCACGGCAACGGCCGCGACCCCAGTGCCCTTGGCATCGGCGGCTACCAGCGCACCACCGGCATCCTGGATGTTGTCGAAGCCAAGATCAAGAAACGCACACCCGACCGGATCATCAGCGACATCATTGATTTTCAGCGGGAGTACTGCTGCATCGTGTGGGGCGTCGAATCGGTGCAGTTCCAGGAGTTCCTGCGCACCGAGCTGGTCAAGCGCAGCGCCCAGCTCGGCGTTCCGGTACCGGCGCGCGGGTTGCTCCCCATCGCCGACAAGGTGCTGCGCATTGAAAGCCTGCAGCCGCACATGCACAACGGTCTGATCCGGCTGCACCGCAGCCAGACCACGTTGGTCGACCAGTTCCGCCACTTCCCCAAGGCCGACCACGATGACGGCCCCGACATGGTGGTGATGCTGTGGATGCTGGCCGTGACGGGTGGTGTGGCTGCAGCCGCACAGGGCGGCAACACCAGCCAGGCGCAGGCCGCCCGCGAACGCTATGGCCACACCGCCCAGCGCATGTTTCGGCGCGGCTGACCAGGGATCGCTATGACCGAAGACCTACAGAACCTTTTGATCATCCGGGGCCACATCGCGGGCCTGCCAGCCGCTGACCGCAAGGGGATCGAGCTGGCCGCGCAGAAGCTGCGCGAGGTGATCTCCCACCACAACGACCATGGCCGCCTGGCGCTCGCCCTCGTAGGCGCCGAGCTGGCCGCAGAGGACTGAACCCATGGGACTACTGAACCGACTGATGGAAGCGGTGGGCATCACTGCAGCCCCGGCGCCAGAGCCTGCACCCACCCGCGAGGCAGCATCCGCCCAAGGCGCTGACGAGCCTGGCTGGCGACGCCTGAGCGGTGACGGCCTGAGCAATCAGAACGACCGCGACCTGTCGCCCATGGCACAGGACCGCATGCAGAAGCTGGCGGAATACCTGTGGCAAAGCAACCTGCTCGCCAACCGCCTGGTGGAGCTGCCGCTGGCGTATTTGCTGGCCGAAGGCGTCTCGCTGCAGTGCAAGGACGAAGAGCACCAGAAGCTGCTCAACGCCTTCTGGTCGGACCCTATCAACAACTGGCCTTTAAAGCTCACGCCCCGCGTGCGTGCCCTGGGCCTGCTGGGAGAGCAGTGCTACATCGCCAATGTGCGCGAAGGCGACGGCTTCGTCCGCCTGGGCTACCTGGACCCGCGCCAGATCGCCACCGTGGTGGCCGACCCGGACAACCCCGAGCAGCCCATTGGCGTGGTGACCAAGCGCGACAACCGGGGCAAGCAGCACAAGTACCGCGTGGTGGTGCTGGGCGAAGACGAAGACCTGTTCAGTGCCAACACCGCCCGCATCCGCGCCGAGGACTTCACCGACGGTGAATGCCTGCTGTACCAGCTCAACAAGTTCCCCAATGGCAGCCGTGGCCGCAGCGACTTGCTGGGGCAGATTGACTGGCTGGATGCCTATGACGAGTTCCTGTTCAACGAACTGGACCGCATTGGCTACCTGAGAGCGTTTGTGTGGGATGTGACCCTGACAGGCGCCGATCCCGAGGCGGTCAAAAAGTATGAGAAGGAATTCACAGCACCTGCGCCCAACAGCACTTTTGTGCATAACGACACTGTGAAGCTTGAGGCAAAGGCCCCCGAACTACAGGCGGCAGACACCAGCGAGAGCGCCCGGCTGCTGCGCAATCATGTGCTGGGCGGCAGCACCACGCCCGAGCACTGGTTTGGCGGCGGCGGCGATGTGAACCGTGCGGCCGCATCCGAGATGGGCGAGCCCACCTTCAAGATCTACACCGGGCGGCAGAACTTCCTGAAGCTCGCGCTGGAAGAGATCGGGCGCTTCGTGCTCTGGAAGGCTGCGGAGGCGAATGGGAAAAAGCCCGACTGGGCCGAGGACAAGTGGCAGGTGACCGCCGTCTTCCCCGAGCTGGTGAACCGCGACGTGACCAAGTTTGCAGCTGCCATGGTGTCGGTGGTCACTGCCGTGGTGCAGATGATTGACGCCGGGCTGCTGACCGAAGAGACCGCCCTGAAGCTGGTGGCTGACGTGGCCCAGCGCTTCGGCCAGGACTTTGACGCCAAGACCGAGCTGGAGGCCGCCCGCAAGGAATCGGCCGACCGCAAGGCCAAGGCGGCAGCATCGGATGTGTTCCGCAACGAGCCCGCAGACCTGGCAGCGGCCCGCGCAGAGCGTGATGCCGCTGGCGTGGGCACCAAGGGTGCTGTAGCGGCTGGCGAAGATGGCAACCAAGTCGCGGCCTGAGCGGGAGTTTGAGGCCGAGCTGACGCAGCGCCTGCGCGAGCGGGCGCGGCTGCTGCTGACGGGGGAGACCCAGGTGCTGCAGACGCTGGTGGATGCGCGCGCACAGATCCTGGCTACTTTGGCGGAGCTGCCTGCCGACTGGCAGCAGTGGCACCTGTCGCGGCTGCTGGGCCAGATCGAAGACGTCTTGTCGGGTGCCACGGGTAAGGCGGGCTCGCTGTTTGAGCTGCGCATGCAGGACGCTTGGCGCATGGGCGAGGACTTCATCGACAAGCCACTGGCACGGATCGGCTACCAGGTAGAGATGCGCCTGGCCCAGCTCGATGTGGGCGTGCTGCAGCAAATGCGGGCCTTCGGCAAGCTACGCCTGAAAGACGTAGGGGGCGAAGCCCTGCGCAAGATCGGCCGCCAGCTTGGCCTGGTGACCATCGGCACGCAAACGCCGTTTGAGGCCATCAAGGCAGTGCAGGCCGCACTGGGCGCCGAGTCAGCCCAGCGCGCCACCACCATCGTGCGTACCGAGCTGGGCCGTGCCTTTGCCCTGGCGGCCGAAGAACGCCTCACCCAAGCCGCCCCCCTGGTGCCCGGCCTGGGCAAGCAGTGGCGGCGCAGCGGCAAGACCCACAGCCGCTGGAACCATGACCTGATGGACGGCCAGGTGGTGGAGGCGGGTAAGCCCTTCAAGGTGCCCAACCCTGGGGGCGGCATCGACCTGATGCTGTGCCCCCACGACCCCAAGGCCCCGGCCGAGCAGGTGATCAACTGCGGGTGCATTGCCATCCCCCATATGAAGAGCTGGAAGGTGGTCACCCCTGGGGCCAAGCCCTTCACCGAGCTGGAGCTGAAGCTGGATGCGCGCAAGGCGGCCCTGGACAAGGCGGCCAAGGAGGCGGGGCGGCGGCAGGAGTGAGGGGGCGGAGCCGTCGGGGCTACGTTGCTTTAAACCCATTCCACGCGGTAACCCCATAGGAATCTCGGCCGAATTGCCACGCCGGGCGATTTAAAGCGTGTTTAAAGGGAGAGTCATGGGGTAGGCTGTCTTCTATTCTGAAATTTGGGAGAAGAAGGTGGCGCGGAGTGAAGACTATTGCAAGCGGCTTTTAGTCATTGCGAAATCAGGTTGGATCAAAATTGTCGGAGGCGCTGCTTTAGCATTAGGCGTGTGGCTTTGGTGGGGCCTCTGGGGCGTTTCGATCTTTAAGAAACTGATCTGCTCCGCCCCGCAGTCCTGTACGGACTTGGGGCAAGTTGGTGACATTTTCGGGGGCGTCAACGCTTTTTTTGCCGCTCTCGCGCTTGCAGCCGTTGCTTACAGCACCTACAGCAGTCGCAGAGCATTTGAAGAAGAACAGGCCAACAGCCGACGGGCGTTTGAGGAAGAGCAGCGAAGCAGCCGCGCGGCGTTTGAGGAAGCGCAACTAAACAGCCGAAAGGCGTTTGAAGAGCAGCAGCAACGCATCTTCGATGTCGACAATCTTGAGCAGATACGAAAGTCCTATGGTTGGGCGTTTCAAGTTCTGGACGAGGATGGGATTAAGGGGGATGGGGAAAACCGTCGACTCGCATGGTTGACGGCCGCGCGGCACTTACTGCGCGCGGAGCGATTGGTGAAGTCGATTCAGACCCCTGTGTATAAGACAATCCAAAGCGAAGAAGAAGAGTACTGGCGAACGAAGTTCCACCGGGCCTTGTCCAATCCTAGTTTGTCCAAGGTGAGTTTCTTCGCTGATACGACTACTGCTGTCCCGATTGAGCGCGTGGAGTTCTCGTCCGCTTTGGTAGTGGTCGCTTTCAGCGTGTGGAAGGAAGACGAGGCTGATCCAGTCGACTCAGTGAACAGAGGTGAACTGTTGGAGAGACGTGGTGTTGTCGGCCCTGGTGGAGTCCACAAGGCACTTCAAAGGTACTTGGATGTACTGCCCAACGTGAAGCAAGAATGGGAGCAGTACAAAGAGGCGAATTCCGGGTCGAAAGCCGTTGTAGGTCAGCCAGACAATTTGGCGAAATGAGAATCGCTAAAAGATTTTATCGCAGGAGATTAATATGACAGCGACTTTGACGGATGAAAACAGGTCAGATGCTTTTGAGAAAAGAATCACCGCTTATCGAGCCGTCCTTTACGTCATCGATCAAGTTGGAGCGAATGGAACGGTCACCGATGCTGACGTTGTCGCCTATCGCGATGGGGTCAAAACCGCCGAAGCCCTTCTCGGGCATGAACTACTGACCTATCTCAACGAAGAGTTTGCTATCAAGCTCGAAAAGCACCGCCAACTTGATATCGACTTAGATGAGCACAAAAAGAAGGATCGAGACCTTCATTTGGACGACGTCAAGAATGAACGCGCTCGAATAGTCAACGATAGGTTCGAACTCACCAAATGGCTGCGGGGTCAGGAGCGAAAAGCATACGACCTGTTCGAAACCCATTTTCCGCAGGGCGAGTTGGAGCTGATAGTGCCGCGCCCCTTGAACCCAGTGATGCGCTAAGAATCGCTCTCCCATCCTCTAAGGCCGACACACGTCGGCCTTAGTTTTTTGTGCCCCCCTCGGCACAGTCACTCCATCGCAACCCGCCGCCTTCCGCGGCTCACATGGATGGAGTGATGCATGTCCGACACCAAGAATACGCCCGAGGCCGACAAGGGCAAATCCCGAGAACTGACCTTCGCAGAGGCCGCCAAGCGCGTACAGCGAACGGTGGTCGAACTCGTGGACGGCAAAGGCGACGACGCAAAAGCCGCCAAGGTGCCGCGAGAAAAGCGCGTGGCCGTCAAGGCTGAAGAAGTCCTGGCCTTCAAGGACTACGGCACCCATGTGGTCGTGGTCACCAAGGACGGCCAGAAGCTCACCAGCTCCGGTGAGGAGTAAGCCCGCATGAACTGGGCTCAACTCATTGCAGCGCTGGCTGCCTGTGGCGGGCTGCGCAGCGGGCCAGCGGTGGATGCCGCCATGCGCGAAGCCGCCGCCCCAGAGCGCGATTTTCGCCAGCTCATCGACGTGGTGCGCGCCGCCATCTCCGAGCAGATCAACAACGGCCGCCTGCCCGAGCAGCGCCGCTACGTGAGCCTGTCGGCCATCTATAGCGACCGTGCCGTGATCGAGCTGGACGGCAAGCACTTTCAGTACAGCTACTCGTTTAAGCACATCGCTGGGACTGACCAGGTGGTGCTTGGTGCGCCCATTGAGGTGGTTGAGCAATACGTTCCCACAGTGCCTGTCGCAGCACCAGCTCCTGTGCCCGCTGCCCCCACCGCCGTGGCTGCAGCAGTGCGCGAGGCACTGGGCGGTGATGCTGATCATGGTGCCTTCCGGGAGGCTGCAGACGGCTCCATCGAAGTGACGCTGATCCGCTCGGGCCGCAGCGGCAACCGCAACTACTACCCCGACGCCACGCTGCGCGAGGCCGTGTCCATGTTTGAAGGCGTGCGCGTGTTCACCAAGAGCGACGCGGAGCACATCGCGGGCAAGGGCAAGGACGTGCGCAACCTGATTGGCGGCATCTACAGCGTGCGTTTCGTGGAGGGCAAAGCACCTGACACCGGCGCGCTGGTGGGCACCTTTAAAGCCCTGGACCCCACGGACAAGGCCGTCACCAAGATGACCGAGGCCGTCAAGCGCGGCATGCAGAGCCTGCTGGGCCTGTCCATCGACGCGGACGCCCGCACCAAGCAGCGCAAGGCCGGGGCGGAGACCCTGCGCGAGGCCGTGAAGTTCACCAAGGTGCACTCCGTTGACCTGATTGTCGAACCGGGCGCTGGCGGCGGCCTGGATCGCCTGACTGAAGCCGCCGCCGATCCATCCATCCCCAACCCGAAGGAAGAAGCTATGCCCCTCTGGAAGCAACGCATGCTGGAGGCCATTAAGGCCAAAGACCCCGCCAAGCACGCCACCATCAACGCCGAGACCATCGGTGACGACGAACTGGTGAACCTGCACGAAGCCGTGTGCGGCTCCCTGGTGCCAGCCGCACCTGGTGCAACCCGCGTCACCGAAGCCCAAGGCGACAACACGCCCCTGACCCGTGCTGACTTGGAAGTGTTCACCTTGCGCAGTGCTGCTCGCGACCGCATCAACGCGGCCAAGCTGCCCCAGGCCGCCAAGGACCGCCTGCAGGCGCAGGTAGCCATCGCTGGCGCCGACCGCCTGACCGAAGCCGCCGTGGGCGACCTGATCAAGGCCGAGGGTGACTACATCGCACGCATGACCGAGAGCGGTGCCGTGCGCGTGCCGATGTTTGGCAACGGCGCCATCGTTGTGGGTGACCGCAGCTTGACGATGAAGGACATGCTGGATGCTTTCTGGGACCCAGCGCACAAGGATCATGGCCGCGTGCAGTCCTTCAAGGAGTGCTACATCGAGATGACGGGTGACCGCCTGGTGACCGGCCGTCTGCGCGAATGCGACCAGTCGCGCCTGGTGGAATCGCTGGGCAGCACCTCCCTGGGTGAAGTGCTGGGCGACAGTGTGACGCGTCGCATGCTGGCCGAGTACCGTGCGGCCGTGGACTTCGACGGCTGGCGCCAGCTCGTGAACGTTGTACCGGTGAACGATTTCCGCATGCAGCACCGTACGCGCTGGGGCGGCTATGGCGACCTGCCCACCGTGGCCGAGGGCGCCGACTACCAGCCGCTGACCAGCCCGAGCGATGAAGAGGCCACCTACAAGGCGGGCAAGAAGGGTGGCACGGAAGACATCACGCTGGAGATGATCAAGAACGACGACGTGGGCTTGATCCGCCGCATCCCGACGAAGCTGTCGCGCGCTGCCAAACGCACGCTTGCCAAGTTCGTGTTCGACTTCCTGCGCAGCAACGCAGTGATCTATGACACGAAGGCGCTGTTCCATGTGGACCATGCCAATCTGTTCACCGCCGCGCTGTCCAAGGCCGAGTTGGCAGTTCACCGCCTGGCGATGCTCAAGCAGACCGAGCTGACCAGCGATGACCGCATTGGCATTGCACCCACCCGCCTGGTGGTGCCTGCCGACCTGCAGGAAGCCGCTGTAGACCTGTTCAAGCTGTCCACCAACAACGAGAAGACGTTCATCCAGTCGCTGACGATGAACATCATTCCCGTCTGGTACTGGACCGATGCCAACGACTGGTGCACTGCCGCCGACCCGGCTGACATCCCCGGTATCGAAATGGGCTTCCTGGACGGCCGCGAAGAGCCCGAGCTGTTCGTGCAGGACACCCCCAACGTGGGCTCCATGTTCGCGGCCGACAAGCTGACCTACAAGATTCGCCACATCTACGGCGGCGCAGTGACGGACTTCCGCGCCTTCACCAAGGCCGTGGTGGCGTAACGCACTGGACACACCCAGCGGCGCGAACGGCGCCTGAAAGGCGCCAGGGATTGGCTCTCCCGCATGAACACAGCCCGGCCCGCCCCGCAGGGGGTGGGTTGTCCAAGGCCCCCGGATGTGCTTCTGGAGCCTTGGGCAACCCAGCCGACCCATCCAACCCCTTTAAACAGGACACCGACCCAATCATGGCTTTGGCCGACTATCAGGCGCTACTGGGCGATTTGGCCCGCGACCAGGCCGCAGTGCTTACTGCGGATGCGCGCGCCCGCGCCTTGGAGGCCGCACGCCTTCAATACAGCGCAGACCAGCCGCGCCGCATGGTGGACGATGTGACCTGGCCCGAAGGCGCCCTGGCCCCCGCGCCTGAGGGGTGGACAGAAAGTGCCTGGATTCAAGCGGCGGAATACCCCATTGGGCGGGAGCCGATCGCACAGATCAACGTGTCGGCCTACTTGTCTCCCACGGGCTGGCAGATCATGGCGGCGGACCATGTGGCGGCTGGTGGCGTTGTGCGGGTGACCTTCATGGCTGAGCACGAGCTGTCGGCCACCGAAGACACCATCCCGGCCAGGCACCGCCTGGCGGTGGCGCAGTACGCAGCTCACCTGCTGTGCCACCAACTGGCGACCCACTACAGCGCCCAGCGTGAGACCGCCATGGGCTCCGACGCCAGCTTGACCGAGACCCGTGCGCGCGAGTTTGCCGCCCGGTCCAAGGAGCTGCGTGCTGCCTACTACGCGGGGGTGGGTATTGCCGACCCGTTCAAGGCTACGGCGGGGGGCAACAGCACTGGCACCACGGCCGCCGCAGGCGTGGTGAGCTGGCCTAGCCGCAACCCTCGGCACCGCCTGGTGCAGCGAGGTGGGCTATGAACCTGTCGATGAGCCTGGGCGACCTGCAGGCGTTTGCGCGAGGTCTGCGGGACGCACCTGAGTACACCGACCGGGTGCTGCAAGAGGCCATGACCGAGGCCACGCTGCTGGTGCAACGCGAGTGGCAAGAGAACCTGCCACGCGTGTCTGGCCTCACGGCACGCAGCATCACCAGCGACGTTGCCAGCACGCCCGCAGGCGTTCTGGGCGTGGTGAGCAGCAGCCAGCCCAACGCCTTGTTTCTGGAGCTGGGCACGCGACCTCACATGCCGCCCGTGGCGGCCATTGAGCCCTGGGTGAAGGCGGTGCTGGGCATCCGCGAGCCCAAGGAAGTCAAGCGCGTTGCGTTCCTGGTGGCCCGCAAGATCGCCCGCGAGGGGACGCCCGCCCAGCACCCCATGGCGCGTGCGGTGCAGTCCACCGAGGGGCAGGTGATCGCGATGTTTGAACGGGCTGCCGCCAAGGTGGCCGCCCATCTTGTGGGAGGCGATGCATGACGACGCCAACAACCCTGGCCGCTTCGCGCTCTGCACTGCTGGCCCTGCTGCGTGCAGTGCCTGCAGTGGGGGTGGTGCACGCCTGCGAGCGGTACGCAGACGGCGAAATCGGCTTTAAACAGTCCTACCTGTACACCCATGCCGACCCGGCCATGGACGCCTTTGCAGCGACCCCCCACATCCGTGGCTGGTACGTGCGGCGGACCGCTACCTCCGAGGTCAACGCCAATGGCCGCATCCTGAATGAGCACACCTGGCTGGTGCGTGGCTACCTGGCGTTTCAGACCGCTATCGAGAGCGAGCTGATCTTCGATGACCTGGTGGAGCGCATGCGCGACACCGTGCGCGTGGACGGCTCTCTGGGCCTGCCCGGACTGCTCGGGTCTGGCGTAGCCCAGGAGCGCGGCGTGCAGGTTGCCAGCGCAGGCCCCGTGATCTTTGCGGGCCTGCTGTGCCACAGCGCGGCCCTGGAACTCAAAACCCGCAATTGGGCGGAATGGAGGAAACCATGAAACCAACCACTCCCAAGGCGCGCAGGAAGGCCGCGCAGCCCCCTGCGCCACCGGCCATGGAGCACGTGATTCTTGCTCGCGAGCATGAGCACATGGGCAAGAAAGAACCACCCGGTACGCCCCTGCTCGTGCACCCAGAAACTGCCCGCTGGCTGCGCGCCGTGGGTGTTGTATCCCCTTTACCCACCACCAAGGATTGACACATGTCTTCTGCAGCCATCATCAAACGCATCTTTGCGCCTGCCGCCCTTGTAGGCCAGGTGTATGCCCGCGAGCGCGGTAGCACCGCCGCGCCCATGCCCATCGGCAACGTCCTGGAGCTGGAGCTGTCGCATAAGGAAGACGTCCAGAAGCAACAGGACATGACGGCCCTCGGTGGCGGCACTCACGCAGAGATGCGCCGTGTGACGGATGTTGAAATCAAGATGAAGCTGGCCGACTTGAACGTGACCAACTTTGCCCGGGCATCCCTGGGCACGGTGCACGGTGTCGAGGGCGGAACTGTTGCGAACGAGGCGCACAAAGTCATGCGTGGCGGCCTGTTGCGCACCGCGCACATCGGCTCCACCGATGTTGTGGTGCGCAAGGGCAATACAGCAGGCACTGCGACCGCCACGGACGAGCAACATGTTGGGGTCAACAAGGGGGCCATCGTACCCCTGGAGAACTTGACTGCTGCGCCTGCTACGGCTGTCTCAGTGCGCGTGGGGGTCGACGTGGCCACGGCCACTCCGCTGGCTGCAGCGGGTAACTACACCGTGGTGGCGGCGGGCATTCAAGTAGATGCTGCCGCGCCAGATGTCGCCGATGGCTCGGTCTTCTGGGTCAACTACACCTATGCCACAGTGGGCACCGTGATCCCCGCCGTTGGCAACTACGAGGTGCGCGCGGCTGGGGTCTACGTGCTGCCGGATGCCGTTGACCTGGCCGATGACGATGACGTGAGACTGAGCTACGACTACGGCTCCTATGCGGTGATTGAAGCCCTGACGACCAAGGCCAAGGAGCTGGAACTGCTATTCGAAGGCTTGAATGAAGCTGACGACGGCAAGCCCTGCATCGTGGAAATCTGGCGTGCCAGTCAGGGCGTGGCGTCTGCCATCGGCCTGATGGCCGACAAGGGCTTTGCAAGTTTGCCGGTGAGCGGAGCCGTGCTGAAGGACGACACCAAAACCGGGGTGGGAGTCAGCAAGTACTACCGGGTGCGCAAAGTCTGACGCAACCCTTCCTCCAATGAATAAGGCCGACATTTGTCGGCCTTATTTTTTTGTGCCTCACGAGAGACAGTTACGTCATTGCCCGGCTACTGGCGCCCGACAAACCAGGTCATCCAGGCCCCCAGGCAGCCAAGCGCAACAAAGGCTACGGCAAAACCGAACGTCAAAACGCCACCTGCAAAAAGCAGGATGGCGATGCAAGTAAGAAAAGCAATTAGGCGCGGCATTCACACATTGTAGGAAATCATGGCGACCACGCAAGTCAGTGCAGAACTCAAGGTAGGAGTAGATGGGCGCGAGTCCATCACCGGCCTGGCTGACGATCTGGACGATGTTGCCAAGGTATTGACGGGAGACCTTTCGAAGTCCGCGCAATCGGCTGCCGCCCGTCTGCGCGAGCTGGCAGACCAGGATGCGGCCATCACCAGCTTCCTTGAATTGCAGTCCGAAGCGCGGGATGCTGGCCGTGCGCTCAAGGCAGCGGAAACCGAGGCTGCAAACTACGGGCGGCAGATTGCTGCAATGGGGCCGCCGACAGCCCAAGAGGCGGCGGCGCAGCAGCGCCTGCAGGAGCAGGCCTTGTCTGGTGCACAGACCGCGATGCAGCGTTACGGTGTCTCAGGCCAGAACGCCCGCGATGCACAGCAGCGGCTTCGCCAGGAGGTTGCGGGGGTGCGCGAGGCCGTGCAGGATCTGTCCCCAGCCTACCAGCGGGCTGCGACTGGCGCGGCGAATGCTGGTGCCACGATGGTGCGCACGCACCGCCAGATTGGCGACGGCGTCGAGTCGATCAGTCAACAACTGGATCGCTTGCAGAAATTCTACGTCTCGCTCCAGGGCATTCAGGGCCTGAAGACGATGGCCTTGGACTTAGCGGCTACGGCTGACCAGGTCAACAACCTGCAGGGCCGGATGAAGTTGGTCACTGGCGAGGGTGACAACTTCATCCGGTCCTGGGAGGGTGTGACGCAGGTTGCGCTGCGCACGCACAGCGCGCTGGAGGAGACGGGCGTCCTGTTCACGCGTCTGGCGCAGGCGGGCAAGGATGCAGGGCTCAATACAGCCCAAGCAGCGGAGCAAAGCCTGGCACTGTCTGAAACGATCAACCAGTCCATCCAACTCAGTGGTGCCAGCGCTCAGGCGTCCGCCGCCGCCATTACTCAACTTGTGCAAGGCCTGCAGGGGGGCGCACTGCGGGGCGATGAGTTCAACAGCGTTATGGAGCAGGCGCCGCGCCTGGCTCGCGCGCTGGCGGATGGCCTGGGTGTGACTACGGGCGAGCTGCGCAAGATGGCTGAGGCAGGCGTCCTTACCAGCGACACCGTGATCAGGGCGCTGCAGGGCCAGAGCGACGTAGTCGCCGCTGAGTTTACGAAGCTCCCTCCAACCGTTGGCCGGGCCTTGCAGGACTTGTCGACGCAGTGGACGCTCTATGTTGCAGAGACCGACAAGGCCACAGGCGCAAGCGCTGCAGCGGCGACGGCTATCAACGCGGTGTCGAACAACCTGCGCACCATTGCGGGGCTGCTCATAGACGCTGGGCAGGCCGCTGCGGCGTTTGTGGCCTTGCGGCTGGCGCAGCACTTCTTGGGCATTGGGGCAGCAGCGCAAGGTGCAGCGGTGGCCGTGGCCGCATCCAATGCGCAAATGGCCGTCGCAGGGACTACCAGTGCAGCCGCTGCCGCAGGCGTTGGGCGCTTCGCAACCATCCTCGCGAGCCTGCGTACCTTCACCCTTATCGGGCTGGTTGCAAACTTTAAAGACATCGGCACCTGGATTGGCGAGTCCACGGCCAAGCTCATGGGCTACAAGGATCGTACCGAGGAGCTGGCGCGCGCTGAGCAGATGCATGCCCAGATTGCAAAGGACGCGGCGGCTGACCGTGCGCGCTTGGCTGCTGCGATTCAAGCGGCCATCGACAAGCAGTTTGAGTTGTCGAAGGCAGCACGATCTTCTGTGGCCGAGTTTGATGCGCTCACGAAGAGCGGCACGCTGTCCGGTGAAGCCATCAAGAAAATCACAGAAGGTTTCGACCTGACCAAGATTCAGGGCATCAAAGATTTTTCCGCAACGCTCGACAAATTGGTCGCTGACGGAAAGGTTGCTGCCGGTGAGTTTGAGGTCGCATGGGCTCAGGCGCTCAGTGGGAAGGATCTGGCCCAGTTCGAGGTAGTCGCGCGCGCTGCATTTTCTGGGGCCATGCGTGAAGGCGAGCGGCTCGCGCAAATGACTGATGCATTGCTGCGCGAATCTGTGAAGCGCACCGGCCTTGAGTTTGAGGTTATGCAAGGCCGCATCGGCGTCGCTTCGCGCAGCGCCATCAACGATCTGGAAGTCATCATTGGCGGGCTCGACCGCCTGAAAGAGCAGGGCGTTGACGTAGGGCGTGTGCTCAATGCGAGCATTTCTAAAGCGATCAATACAGCGGACAGCCAGGCCGCACTCGACGCCGTGCGGGCGCAGATTGAGCGCCTACGTTTCACCTTGGGTGACCGAGTTACGAACGGGTTGCTGGACCAAGCCGCCGCCAAGGCCCAGGAACTGAAGGAAAAGCTCGACAAAGCGACAGGCGGTATCAACAGCGTTGCCGAGGCCATGGAAAAACTCGGTATGCGCAGCCTCGATAGCTTGAGGCGAACAGCTGATGAAAGCGTCAAGGCCTACGACGTGATCAAGCAGGCTGGCGCCCTGGAGGGTGAGTCCTACCTCGCGTGGCAGCTGCGCAAACAGGAGGCTGCGCGCGTCATGGTGCAGCGGATGATCGAGGCCAGTGGTGGCGTGGCGGACGCTGCCACCCGGGCGCGAGCCGCAGCCGAAGGCTTGGAACTCGGGGCGGACGCCAGTGGCCGCACCATTGTGAAGTCCATGGGCGATGCAAAGCGCGCCGTGGACGAAGTGGGCAATGCCGCTGGCCGTGCATCTGGTGGCTTCCAGGCATTGGGACAGAGCGCTGAGCAGGCCGCTGCTGCTACCAAGAAGCTGCAGGAAATTTACGACCGCAATCGCCTTGGAACGTTCTCGGAAACTGGGGACGACATTGAGAAGTCGCGCCAGACCCACACGGGCAACGTTGCCGTGCAGCAAGAATACATCGACGCCCAGGTAGCCCGCCTCTTCGGCGAAAACATGGTCGGTGACAAGTTGGCCGAAGAGGTCTACCAGCTCGGTGTGCGCACTGAGCAGTATTTCAAGTACGGCGGTCCCACATCCAAAGAGGGCTTCGCTGAAGCGAACGCGGTCAAGAAGGCTTACGAACGGGCGAGGGCGGAACTTGAGGCCCGGATGGCTAAAGAAAGCCAGAAGGCGCTGGACTCCTCGGCGGAGGACGAAACCCCAGATCGCCCCCGAACCACGGGCGGCAGCTCGTCTGGCGAGAGCACATCCGGCGGGCGGGGTTCTTCAGGCGTTCGCTCTCCTGGTGGCAGTAGCGACAACGCTGGAATCGCGCCAGGTTATCAGGGCCTGGGCTCCAGCAGCGGCTCGGGCTCCGGTGGCAGTGGAGGCGTCAGCGCGGATGGCCCCACCTTCATCAGCAACGTCACCATTCCCGGCCTTGGCAGCGCCCAGTTCACGTTTCCCGACGCGGCACAGCAGCAAAGGGGCACGGACCTGCTCAAGCGGCTGGCCGCAGCCAAGCGCACGGCAAACCGGTAGACCCCATGAGCACCATCACCCTCACCTACGACGGCGTCACAGAGGCGCTCAGTGATCGCCTTCAGTGGACCGATGAATACGACTGGAGCCCCGTCGAACAAGCCACGGGCTACAGCACCGAGGGCGCTCTGCTGGTTGACCAGGCCGAGAAGCTAGCAGGCCAGCCCATCACCCTTGATGGCGAGTCCAGCCAGGCCTGGACCGAGCGCGCGCAGTGCGACCGCCTCAAAGCGTGGGCGGCTCTTAAAAACATTGAGCTGGTCTTGGTGCTGCGAGGTGTCGCGCACCAGGTCATCTTTGACCACGCCCAGGGCGGCTTCACGGCCCGCCCCATTTGGAAGCTGATCGACGGCGAGATCACCGGCGAGCTGCTCTACCTCCCCACCTTCCGTTTTCTGAAAGTCTGACCATGCCCATCGCATCTGGCGACGTTAAATTTTTCGCATCCAGAAACATGAGCGACGCACCCGAAGGGGCCGGTGGTCCCTCTGGTGTTGTCATTCCTGACGCGGCCAAGCACGCCGTCTTTCCCGGCATCAGCGAACTGGACCGCACTCTCGGGCGGGTGAACATCCGCCAGACGGTGCTCGGCGTCACGACGCCTGACACCGCCGTCTTTCTTGGCACGAACGTGATCATTGCGGAGCCGCCGAACGATCCGCGCGTGTCCATCGTTATGGTGGAAGTCGATGACCTTTTTGCGAAGCGCGATGACATCAAGAAGCGCATCGAGAGCTACCTTGCGGGGGGCTCCAGCTACCCCGCCTACCTCTTCGGCGACATGCTGCAGGGGCAAACCAATATCTCGATCTGCCAGAGAGAAGGCGTTCCGCTGCCAAACATCGGCGACCGTCTTGTCCTGCGAAAGCTATTCGGCCAGCCAGGCGAGGTGGAACAGTTCGTGGCGATCACCTCGGTGTCGAACCTGGTGCGCGTCTTCACCGACGGCCAAGGCGACTTCGTCCGCAACATCGTTGCCCTTGGCATCAGTGAGCGTCTTGAAGCCGACTTTCCCGGCTTTGATGCACAGCGCATCGACCCCTCGGTGGATGATCTGCGTGCACGCACCGGGCTGAACGAAGCGGTGGTGGCGGACGCGGCCCGCTTCTATGGCACCGTGCCCCTGGCGGAGCCCGCAAGCATTGGTGAATACACCGTGCGTGCGACCACCATCCACCAGCCCATCGTGCCCAGCGCGCAGGTGGAGACCCCGATTGCCGATGCCTCGACCAATGGGATGGCCTATGCCTTGGTCGCCGCCGGTGGGCCGGTGGTGCAGACGATCACGACGATCTGGACGCCCACCCAGTCGCTTTACATCGGTGGCAGCCAACTGCCCGGCAGCGTCACGATTGAACGCGATGGTGTAGTGATCACCGACAAGGGTGGGCGCTTGCTGCAGTCCGGCGCAGAGGTGGGGGCCATCGACTACGACAACGGCATCGCCAGCCTTTCGGTGGACGTGTTCGGCTCGGGTGGCGGGGTGCACACCATCACTGCGACGCCAGCGGCGATGCCCCAAGCGGCGCAGCGCTCCATTGGCACCCCCGTCACGATGGCGAACCGCTCGCTGAACTTCGTGGTGACGCTGATACCGCCTGCCCGCCGCAGCCTGGTGCTGCATTACATGCACTCGGGCCGGTGGTACATGCTGCGCGAGGACGGATCTGGCGCGCTGCGCGGCCTGGACTCGTCCTATGGCGTGGGTAACCTCAACCGGACCACGGGCACGCTGCTGGCATCCCTGGGCTTTCTGCCCGATGTCGGCAGCGCCATCATCCTGCAGTGGGCCGAGGAAACGGCTGCACCCCCTGTGCCCAATACGGCGCTGCGCATGGCTGGAAAGCTCTATGTGCCGATCAACACCAGTGGACAGGTGTCGGAGGCACCGGGTAGCCGGGTGCTGTCTCCTGGACTCACGACGCTGACGTGGAAGCACACCCCGAGTGGCCCCACCTACACCGCGTCTGATGATGGCAATGGGTTTCTGACGGGTGATGCATCGGGCGCGGTGGACTATCAGCGCGGCCTGATCCTGTTGGCTCCCAACGTACTGCCCCCGGTGGGGGCCGTGGTGTCCATCAATCAGAGTTCGGCAGCGGCGAGCACCCTGGCCGATGTGACGTGGACCGGCAGCAGCGCGTCCATCTCCTGCGCGATCACTCCCAACACCGTGCCTGGCAGTGTGCACTTCTCGTTGTGGATATCGGTGACGGCGTCACTGTCTGGCCTGCCGGGCGACATGTTCCTCATGTCAGAGCCGACCCGCCACTACCGCGCGAGCGTGCGCGACAACGGCGCGGGCGGCCTGGTGCTGCAGGATGGCCAGGCTTGCGGCACGATCAACAACAGCACCGGTGCAGTGACGGTCAACATGGCGGGCGTCGATGCCAATTTGCTCGCGGCTTCGGTCGGGGCACGGGCGCAACTGATGCAGAACCACGAGAACTCCGGGCCGTACGCCGTGGGCGGAGGGTATGCGGTCGGCTGGGTGGGTGCGAGTGTCTCTTCTCCGCAGCCGCCAGGAGTTTTCACCTTCACGGTGGGTGCACCGGTTGCCGAGCCTATGAGCGTCACTATCGACCGCTTCATGACCCGCGTGTCGAACCTGGCCGAGGGATTCAACCTGCAGGGCGTGTCGTTCGCACTCAATGGGCAGCGCTATGTCGGAGCCAATACGGGCGTACTGCTCACCGATATCAATCCCGCGACCGGCGCCGGTGTGCCAGTGGGTGCCGTGAGTGCTGCGCTGGGTGTGGTGCAACTCAACACCTGGGCCACAGCCGCCGCCAACGTGGTGACCGACTGGCGCGCTATCCAGGCGCCGCCGTCCTCGGGCAATGGCGACCTGTCCGCGAACATGCGGGTGCTGTTTCGGACGACCACGGCGCCGATACGGCCTGGCAGCTTCTCCATCGTGGGGACCATGGACGATGGAACGCCCATCAACGTCACTGCCGGAGTCAATGGAAAGATCGACGGGGCGCGGGTCAAAGGCACCATCAATTTTGAATACGGCGTCTGCGAGCTGGTGTTCTGCAGTCCCGTGCCGAATGCGCTGGGCACTGTGGATCTTTCGCACATGCAGATTCCGGGTGTGGGTGTGGTGAACCTGGATGTGGTGCAGGCAAGCACGCTGCGCTACAACGCGGTGGCGTACACCTATATCCCTCTTGACGCGGGCATCGTGGGGATCAACTCGGTGCGCCTGCCAAGCGACGGCCGGGTGCCCGTGCATGCTCCGGGTCGCGTGGCAGTGATCGGCAACACCAAGAGGGTGCCCCCGGCCGTCGTCTCCAACGGCACCGTGATTGACTGCGGTCGGGTCCGCCTGTCTCGCGTTCGCGTGCTGGGGCATGACGGTGTGGCGATCCATACCGGTTTCACCGCAGACCTTGAGACTGGCCTGGTGGAGTTCAACGATGTGACGGGCTACAGCCAGCCTGTCACCGTGGAGCATCGCATTGAGGACGCCGGTGTGGTCGCCGACGCCCAGGTGAGCGGGCATATCCGGTTTCAGCAGCAGCTCACCCATGACTACCCCGTGGAGGGCACCTACATAAGCAGCGCGCTGTTGATCGGCGACATGTACGCCCGCGTCTCGCTGCTGTTTGACCAGTTCACCTGGGACGGGGTGACCTGGAAGGATGAACCCGAGGGACCGCCCGCCACAGGCACTTACAACGACCGGGACTTCCCTATTGTGGTCACCAATGCCGGGGCATCGACCCAGCGGCTGGCCTTTTGGTTCACATCCAGCACCTCGTTTCGGATCATCAGCGAGGAGTTCGGCGAGATCGGCACGGGGAGCACCGCCGTCGATTGCTCGCCCATCAACCCGAACACGGGTGTGCCATACCTGACGATCCCCGCAGCGGGCTGGGGGGCGGGCTGGGTTGCAGGCAACGTGCTGCGGCCCAACACCGAAGGCGCTTTGGCATCCGTGCCTTTCGTGCGGGTCATTCAACAAGGCCCGGACTCGGGCATTGACTATGAGTTTTCTGTCCACGCGCGCGGCGACACGCAGCGCCCCTGATCGAGGCATAACACTATGGCATCACCCGTAGATACATCCGTTAAATATGCGCGCAGCAGCATGCCTGGCGCGCCGACACTGCCCCGCACCGCTGGTGCCCTTATCGCGCTGCTGGATGCGTTTCTTGTCAATGGCTGGGGTCTGCAAACCGCGTCCAGCGTGGTCGTTGCGGGTGGTGTTGCCACGGCGACGTTTCCGACAGACCACGCAGCCGCAAAGCATGCTGTGGTGCTGGTGGATGGTGTAACAGGTGCCCTCACGGCTTTAAACGGTGAGCAGAAAGTGACAGCCGTGGCGCCCAACGTCATCAAGTGGGCGACGGCGGCTGCGGACGGCACCGCCACGGGCACGATCACCGTCAAGATGGCCCCAGCCGGGTTCAACAAGCCTTTCGCGGGCACGAACCTCGCCGTCTACAAATCGGCCCACCCAGCGGCGCACGGTCAGTACCTGCGCATCAACGACACCACCGCGAACTATGCGCGGGCGGTGGGCTACGAAACGATGACGGCGATCTCTACGGGCACGGGCCTGTTTCCTTCGGCTGCGCAGCTCAACGGCGGCTATTACTGGGGCAAGGATGAAGACCCTGCAGGCACCGGCAATGCGCCGTACCTTTTTGCATCGGACGGCCGCACGTTCTACCTCTGCGTGCAGTCGTCTTTCAACTACTACAGCGGGAACGCACGGGCTCATCAGGCATTGGTCTTCGGTGACTTGGTTCCCGAGAGCCCGGGCGGTGACCCGTTTGCAACTGTGATTGCTGGCGGTGTAGACACCAACTGGGCGGTTGCCGGGGGGGGCGCCTACGTGTGGGACTACATGTCTTCTGACTATATGGTTGCAGTTCCGCGCGGGGTGTCAGGCGCCGGAACCGCCGTGCGTGGTGCAACCAACTGCGACCTCAACCTGGGCGTCCTCCCCGATCTACCCAACCCCATCACTGGGGCGATACCCATGGGCCGCGTTCTGTACCACGACACCACCGCATCGTTTCCCCGAGCGTCGTTCCCTGGTGTGCAATTTGGGCCATGCCCCAGTGCCGAAAAGCTCATCGAAGCGCACGCCATTCTGGACATGCCGGATGGGCGGTCGTTTGTCTCGACGTTCTGCTCAACGGGGGTGAACGCAAACTCAAGTCTGAAAGCGGTGTTTATTGATATCACCGGCCCCTGGAGATAAGCCATGGCCGCCCACAAGTATTGGCGCGCTTTGGCGTTGACTGCCGCCACTCCAGCTACCCTGGAAATCTCGGAGTTCCATCTCTACAACGGCGCTACCCGCGTCGATGCCGCCGCCACACTGACTGCCAGTGCAGCGCCCAGCGGGGCGCTGGCGAATCTGAAAGACGACAACACCGGCACCGGCTGCTATTGGGCGTCGGGTGGTGAGTCGGTAGTCCTGACCTGGACTTTCCCCACTCCACAAAATGTGGATGGCATCGTCGTGGGGGCAAGGACCACCATTGCGCGATGGCCCACTGCGCTGCAACTCCATGGCGGGGATGTGACCACGGGCACCGGCCCAAGCCCGGAGTACATCGAGCACCAGTGCTATGGCCTTGGGCGCTTCGTCTCGGCCACCAAGACCGGCATTCTTCGCCCCCTGCCAGGCAACGCTCACAAGCCGTTGAAGACCAAGGATTTGCTGATCTGCCCCGGCATAGGCCGCATACCGTTTGAGGTGGTGAGGGAAGTGCTGCCGCGCACCGACCCAAAGACCTACCTGCCGCAAGCCGCAACGGTCCGGCTCGAGCGCGACATTGACGGCAAGGTGATCCGCCAGGTTTGGAGCCCAACTGGGGTGGGCGCGTTTGAGTTTGTCGACGAGAACTTCACGTACACGGTGACGGCCATCTACCCAGAAACTGGCATGCGGGCAGTGATCGCCGACCGCATTAAGCCGCAGGGCCACCCGGAGTTTGTTGAATGAGCGAGCTGGTGATGGCGCCGGATGGGGCCGTGGCAATGTTGGAAGGCTTGCTGGCGCGAGGTGCCGCGTCGCGCCTGCATTACTTGAGCGCGAGCAACGTCACGCTGGCCGTGCTGGTGCTGGCGTCGCCCTGTGGTGAGATCGTGGACGAGCAGCTCGTGCTGGCCCAAGCGGACCCGCTGGGTGATTTGATCTTGGCTACCGGCTTTGCGGTATCGGCTGTCTGGTACAGCTATGAGAACAAGCTGCTGGGTAGCGGAGCGGTCACCGACGAAGCGGGCACGGGGCCTTTCAAGGTTCCTGGGTTGACTGGAACCCGTCTTTTGGCTGGTGGCCGTCTCAAACTGGGCACCACGGCCCTGAGCTGACGATGGAGCCGATTCGCCTCATCTTCTCGGCGCCATCGCTGGCGGACGGATTCCCGCTGCGCCTGGTGTTCGGGGAAGTGGACGACGACGTCCCGCTGCCGCCCGATGTCACGATCACCCTGCAGGCGCATATCACCCGCCTGGGCGGCACGGTCAATGCCCACTATGAGAGCAACACGCCACGCCCCATCGTGGCCTCGCTGAGCAGCGGCTGGTCGGAGGGTGACCCGGTGGCATCGGAATTGATCGTAGCTTGGCAAAGCGCTGTGCCGCTGCGCGTGAGCTGCAGGGCGCGCTGGCAAGAGGCCGAGGCGGTGGTGCGCAGCCTGGCGGTCGCTTGGTCCAGTGGGGACAGCTCAGTGCATGCCTGGCTGGCCGTGAACTACCTGGAGGCCATCGCTTCGGACACCTGGCCGCTGCGAATGGCGTGGCAGCAGGCTGAGCGCTTGAGCACCAGGGTTCGGGCCCAGTACCAGGAGGCCGAGCGTGTTCGCACTTGGCCCGTTGCCATTCGGTATCAACAGGCCTCACGCGCCCCGAGGGCCTGGCTCCAGTCCCGGTATCAGCAGGGCGTGCCGGTCCGCGCCGGGTTCACCGAGGCGGAGTCCGATGGCGACCCTGTCCGCATGTACCTGCGGGTCCGGTATCAGCAGGCAATGCGTCCGCCGACCGGCCGCTGGGTGCGCCCATTGGACCCACCGGCGCCAGATCCTTGTTATGTGCCTTCGCTACCCGTGCGGCTGGTCTTTACGGAAGAGGCTGGCATTGGGATGCCGCTGGTTTTTGTTTGTGAGCGACACACACCGCCGCCTCAACCGGGCACGGTGGTCGTCCAACGCAGGAGGGTTTACATGGTTTTCAACACTGTCACGCTGCACCGGGTAGATACCGGCGCGGTCTTGCACGCCCTGGGATTCACGATGTCGCTGGACGAAGGCTCCTGGACGTGGAACTGGGAGGCTTCGCTGCATGAGAGTGCCCGCAACCACCTCGGCCGCGACAGCTCCGGGCGGCCGGCCGAGCTGGCGGTGGTGGTCAATGGCGTGGCGTTCAGGCTGCTGCTGGAGAACCGGGCCAAGGACGAGCGGTTTCTGCCCGAGCTGCGCTTCACTGTCTCAGGCCGGGGCAAGGCGGCGATCCTGGATGAGCCCTATGCGCCCGTCATGAACTTTGGGAACGCCGCCAATCGAACCGCTCAGCAGCTCGCGGCCGAGGTGCTCACCATCAATGGCGTGTCCATGGGCTGGGATGTGGATTGGGGCCTGACGGATTGGTTCGTGCCAGGTGGCGCCTGGACCTTCCAGGGCACCTACATCAACGCCATCAACGACATCGCCAACGCTGCTGGTGGGCATGTGCAGCCGCACAACACCGACGCAGTGCTGCGCATCCTGCCGCGCTACCCGTCTGCGCCCTGGGATTGGGACAGCGTGACGCCGGATTTTGTGATCCCGCGTACGGCTGCCGAGGTGGTCTCCACGGACTACGTCGATAAGCCTGTCTACAACCAGGTGCACTTGGGTGGCATCGCGGCAGGCGTATTCGGACCGTGGAAGCGAGTCGGGACGGCGGGCGACAAGGAGGCCCCACCGGTCAACCATGCGCTCATCACCCATGCGGAAGCCCAGCGCCAGCGAGCACGGGCCGTGCTGAGCGACACCGGGAGCCAGGCGCTGATCTCTCTGAGCATGCAGGTGCGGCCGGAGACGGGCGTGATCATGCCGGGCAAGTTCATCCGCTACCAGGGCGACGAAGAGGTGATGGGAATCGTCCGAGGGGTCGGCCTGAACTGGAATCGGCCGACCCTGCGCCAGGTCATTCGGGTGGAAACCCATGAGTAATGCGTATCTCGACTTCCTGGGACTGCTGCCGTCCAGGCCCTTGTTGGTTGGGACGGTGACTTCCATCACCTCGGGCGTGGCTACCGTCACGCTGCCAGGTGGAGGGCGCCTGCAGGTGCGTGGGGAAACAACGGTGGGAGCACGGGTGTTTGTGCGCGACGGCGCCATTGAAGGCCCGGCTCCGACCCTCACCAACTCTTCGGGGGAGGTGTAAAGCAAAAAAGACAGGGCGAGTGCAAAGGGTGCGCTAACACCCTCTGCAAACGTCTCCGCCGTGAGCAGCCACGGCATCGACCAAAGACCCTGCCACCTAGCTAGGCGGGGCTGATCATAGGTGATGCCGACATGATGGAAGTGAGATGCGGGCGGTGCCAGAAACTGCTGGCCCGAGCCGATGGAGTTGTAGAGATCAAGTGCCCCCGTTGCGGGTGCATGAACCACTGGAGGGCCGGTGCTGCTGATCCCAGCGGCGAGAGCCCCCAAACGCCAGAACGCCAGCGAGCGTCATCAACCAAGAAGGATAGAGATGACGCAAGCAAAAAGCCCTTTGGCATGGCTGGGCGGCAAGAGCCGCCTGGCCGACCGGATCATCGAGAAGATGCCGGTTCACCAGACCTACTGCGAGGTGTTCGCAGGCGCGGCCTGGGTGCTCTTTAAAAAGCCGGAAAGCAAGGTCGAGATCATCAACGACATCAACTCGGATCTCACCAACCTCTATCGGTGCGTGAAGTTCCACCTGGCCGAGCTGGTCGCCCAGTTCCGCTGGATGCTGGTGTCGCGCGATGAGTTCGACCGCTTCCTCAAGACGCCTGCCGATACCCTCACGGACATCCAGCGGGCGGCTAGGTTCTTCTACCTGGCCAAGTCCAGCTTTGGTGCCCGGATCGTGAAGCCGACCTACGGCATCTCAGCGACCGGCGCGCCGCGCCTGAACCTGCTGCGGATCGAGGAAGACCTGAGCGAAGCCCACCTGCGCTTGGCGCGGGTGTTCATCGAGAACAAGCCCTATGACCAGGTGATCCAGCGCTTTGACAAGCCGGGGACACTGTTCTACATCGACCCGCCGTATTGGGACTGCGAGAAGGACTACGGGGAAGGGTTGTTCAGCAAGGAGGATTTTGGGCGCCTGGCGGGCCTCCTGGGGGCCGTGAAGGGCAAGTTCATCCTGAGCCTGAACGACACGCCAGGCGTGCGGGAGACCTTTGCGGACTTTCGGATCGAGGCGGTCAAGACCAGGTACAGCATCAGCGGCAGCAGCAAGCAAGAGGCTGCCGAGGTGCTGATCAGCAACTTCAAGCTGGCGTAGTGCCAGACAACGGCAGTCTGGCTTGGCTTGCTGGCAGGGTTTTAAAGAGCGGTACTGGGGACATCGCAACACCACATGAAGGTACCCCAATGATCACGTTTCAGAACGCCAGCGGCCTTGAACTGATTGATGCCAATATGGAATCAACGGCAGTCGGCGCCTACCAAGCGCGGCAAGCCAACATTTCCATCCTGCTGGCCGCGCTGAATGACAAGCTGGCCTTGCACAGCCAGCGGGCGGCAAATCAGCCCAGGGATTGGGGCTATGCTGGCGACTTGGGAAGCGTTCAGGAACGCCTGGAGAGGATCGTGGAGGTATTCGCAAGCGAGTAG